ACTTACTCCAACTTGAGCAAGTGTATTTGTACCTAATGGATTATATATCCTTGTAGGACCAAGATCATTCTGTACTCTATTTAATACATTGGTAGTATTTGCAACTATATTACTAAAGAATCCTGATCCGGTATTGTTAGTAGCTCTATCGGTTTGATGTTGTAACAAAGGGTTCATTCTTTGTAAACCTGTCTGTTTTAACAACCACATAGGACCTTTTGGTGCATCTGTAAAGAACTTTCCTATTCTTAACAGATCTGCGCCATCTCTAGTCATCAATTCTAGTATACCTAAACCTGATGTAGGGCTCCATTTATGACCATTAGGGACTTGAATATAGGGTTGACCACTATCACCTCCTCTAGGTCTGTCATTACCATAAGGACGATTATTGGCCGTGAAATTACCCACACCACTATAATATTTGAAATCCGCTAGATTCTTTACTAACTGTTTTAATGATGGCATAGTTTAGCCTGGTAAATTGTCCATGTATTTTTTGATAGTACCTGTACGAGCTAATTTGGTAGGATGTTGCCTACGAATAAAAGCACTCTTATAAGATGTCAATAAAGGTTTATCATTCAAAGAAGATGTATTATGTAACGTAGAATCGATACCCATTTCGAAGTTATCGGGTCTACCAGATGCACCCCATCCTAATTTTGTTTTTGGTAAAAGATCTTTTAATCCCATTGTTGTTATGTTTAAATATAAATATAAAGATTAAGCAAACTTGTTATTTTCCTTGTTTACAGCTATACCCATATCTATACCATTTACTATTATTCTAGTTGGAGCCACTCCTGCTACAGCAGCTTTAACTGCCGCGCTTATTATGCTAGCTGTTTTATCATCATTTGCTTTTGTTGCGCTAGTACTATTTTTACCTGATAATGGTCCACCAAAATCCTGCATGGTGTAGGGTTTATCTGGACGTGCTCCAAAAAATAAAGTTGACATAAAACCATTTTCAGAAATGGATTGTGCAACATTAGCTATTCCTGTAATTATCTTATCCATAGCTCCTGTATCAAACAATCTTTCAAGTATAACTTGGAATTTTTCAATAACCTTATTCCATTTTTCAGAAGCAGATTGTATCTCAAGAGTTTTAGATACTTGCTCACCTAGCAACTTATTAACATCAGCACCTGATGCTTTTAATCTATTGAACTCTTCTATTAGATTTTTTTGATCACCTGAGAATCCTAATGACCTCATTCTATTTAAAGCAGTTTGTTCAAACAACATATCTGCATATTGGTCTCTACTTAGGCTAAAAGCTGAGGCAAGTTTTTCCTGTTGAATAACATTCATATTGGAAAACTCATTAAAATCAATTCCTTGTTTGTTCATTTCAGCCATTACAGTATTCATATCTCCAACCAGAGCAGCAGATCTCATTCTTTCAAGATTAAGACGCTTACCAGTAACTAATTCTGCTTCAAGTTCTGCGCTTATTGATTTTTCGAAATCAAGAAGACCCATTGAAGTAGTTTGTACATTTTCTAAGGTGGTACCAAGATTCTTTGCTTGAGTTACAGATGCTGCGATATCAGTGATGGAACCTTTAAAATTGGCTCTCATACCGCCTGTAATCTTTAGAGTCGCTTCTAGTATTTTCTTATCCTGTAGTAAAACACCATTTTGTATCTGTACCGCTTTACTGGAACCAATGATATTATTCTTAATATCTTCAAAACTTTTTCCGGATGCGAAAGAATATTTAGCCATACTAGCTATACTTTCTTCGGTCATACCGATCATTTCTCTAGCTTTGGTTACCGTTTTAAGGTCTTCACCTCTCATGTACATAGTAGTACCAAGAGACTCATTTAACTGTAGTTGTGATTTTACAAGATCTCTAGAACTAAAGAGACCTTCTTTCATAGTACTGCTTACCTTCTCTAAATTACCTAATGCACCTCTAGCTTCTTCTTTAGTAACTTGCATACCTCTAGCAAAATCAGTAGTAGCCTGATCTGCTTTCATGGCAAAATCTACTATCTTTTTTATAGTAGTTACCACTAATCCTATAACACCAAGAGCTTTAGCCCAACCTGCTCCAAAAGATTTAATTAATTCTTCATTCGGAGCAACTATATCTTTATATTTTTTTCCAATATCACCTAAACCCACTTTAGATAACAATTCATTTATAAAGTTTTTCTTTTGTCCTGCTTTTGCTTTTACATCTTCTATCTGAGTTACATTTTCTGATATTTTTTCATATTGTTCTATTGTTTGCTCTAGATATGCTAATTCTTTTTGCATTAATTCTAAAGAAAACATTTGACTACCGTTCTTTTTTATAATCAAATCATCTAATTCGGCTAGATATGCTATTTCTGCATTTTTCGCATCAATACTAGATATTAAAGGTATTTTATCTAATGCATTTCTAGTATGTAACAATCTATCTTCTAAATCTTCTAATTCGGATTGTTTTAATTTTATTGTTTGTTTATTTATTTCATAGTTAGCCCTAGCTGCTTCTACAGTTGTCTGTATAATATTTTTATTAGCATCATATGATTCTATTTGTTTACTAGTAATAGACGCAATTCTAGCTTCAAGTTCTACTTTTTCTGTTAATAATTCTTTAGAGACATTTTTAGATTTGATACTCTCTTCATCATTAGCCTGCATTCTAGCCGCTAATTTTAAAGCATCAGCTATAGCCCTATTAACGCTAGTATAACTAGTTAAAGTTTTTTTGGTTACTTCATCTAATTTATTTCCTATTTCATCTATGTTCATTCTAAATTCCCTACCCGAGCTAGCTAGTTCTTGTTCTATATCAGCTAGATTCTTTAAAGCATCAGGGGGCATATTAGGGTTAGTAGCCATGTATATTTCTTTTAGATATAAATATAAATACCTCGAATTAACGAGGTATTTTTCCTATATAATCAGGTTGTTTAAGGATATTCTTTCTGTCTGTTACCATATCTTCCATACTAAGAGTGCTATCATCTTTTGGTTGGGAAGCTTTAATCACATCAGATAAAATCTTTAGATTATATCTTCTGTCCATTATAGGCATATGATATATGTCCCAATAACTACCAAAACATTTACCGTAGTAACATAAATCGAATATTTCTTGTTTAAATATTTTTCTATATTCAGTCGTTAGGCCAAAAAAAGTCAATAGTAAATGGAACACGGAAGCCCTCCACTACTTCACCTTTATCTGTTTTAACTGTAGTGATCATGTTAAGACCTGGTTTGTTTTCTGCAATAAACTTTTTCAAAGCTTTGGAATCCTGCATAAGCATTGATTCTGATAGCTTATGGATGGGTCCTTTATCTTTGGAACCGTTTATAGAAACTATAGATTGTCTCAAGAATATTGTAGAATCCCCTGAGAAGTTAGGGAATATCTTTTTCATATTCTCTTCTTCTTTTTCCATCTCTTCTTCATCCCTCATAGTAAGAAACTTCACCGTAATGTTTAATTTACCTGTAGGTAGATAGAAATCAAACTCATTAACACCAGATTTAAACAATTCTTCATTAAGAGGTTTATCTTCTAGTGTAGTAAGATCAGCAGTATACTTCACATTATCTCTTGTAAAAGAATAATCTTTACCAAAAGCAAGAATTCTAGCTGCTACCATTAGAGCATCTTTATCTCCTTGAAGAAGATCTTTATAATCTATTTTAGAAACTATAAGAGCTTTCAAGAAATTTTCTTGTGCTACACCTTTTTTTATGAAGTTCATATTCGTAAGAATATCTTCATGCTTTGCAGTAGGATATGTTATTTCTACATAACCTTGACTCAATGGGTTTTCCCTTGGATACAATAAACCTTTTGAAGGAAGATCAATTCTTTCGGTGGGTAGGTTGAAAGGATTGTTAGATTGTTCGTTCATGAATTTTATTTAATTTAATTATATATAAATATATACATTTTTAAAAAAAGAAAACCCACCTTACGGGGTGGGCCGGGGTTGCACGTATTGGTCTATGGTCTACGTTATTTTTTTTCCACAGTATCTTCAGAAACACCTTCTGATACATCATTATTCATTTCAAGCTGAGCGTTCTCTTTAAGCATATGTCTTACAATAGCTTCTTCAACTTTTTTAGGCTCAAGATGCTTGTATTTTTTTGCAGTAGCATTATACTTACTCATTACAGATTCAACATCTTTAGGATTTTTGAATCTTTTCTTCAACATTTTTTGAAGTTCAGCTGCGTATTTATCACCTGCTTTTTGATCTGCTACTTCTTTTTGTTCGTCAAGTTTACTCTTAATAGCAGCTAAATCATCCATTATAAGAACAACATCATCGAGTTTTAGCTTGATTTTATTCATTAATTTCTTTGCTTTAAGATCTTCTTTATCACCTATTTTGAAATCTTCCATAGATTCCAATTTAGATACTACTGATTGTAGTTCGGATTTAATAGATTCCAACCCTTCAGGAGCAGGTGCTTCTTCAGGTGAAGGTTCTACAGGAGCAGCAGGCTCTTCTGCTGGAGCTTCGTCTTCTTTTGATTTTTTAGCTTCACCCATAGCAGTAGAAGATGGTTTTTTAGCATTTTGTGCAGTTGTATATTCTACTGAATCTCCTGATTGTATATTTTTTAATTGATCTGCGGTGGCGCCTTTTTTAGTTCCTGTAGGGGTGACTATTTGCATGTTTTTCTCACCGAGCAATTTTTCTTCTATGAATTGCTCTACAAGAGCTTCTAATTGTGAAATTTTCATTTATTTCAATTATTTGTATGTATAAATATCAAAAATTACTAAGATATTATTTTGTTTTGTTTTAAGATGTCTATTATAAATTCACTATTTCTAAGTATATCACATTCCCAAAATCTAATTAGAGTAATATTATTTTCTATACACCAAGCATTTTTATATTTATCTCTTTCTATGTTCTTTAATTGTGTTATATTTTTTTCTTTATTAGCATAGTATTTAGGATTAGCGTGCCAATAATCACCATCTGTTTCTATTATTATATTATATTCTGGTAAGTAATAATCATAAAAAGATTTTATACTAGGCGCATAATAATGTTTTTCAAATTTTACATTATTTGGTATTAAAAATGTATTTTCAAAATAATCTTCAAGTTTGGACGTAAAATGCTTATGATTTGTTTTTATAAATTCTATATGAGATTTACTCAATCTTTCTCTAAATTCAGGATTGCTCCAATGTTCTTGCATTTTAGCTTTCCATTTTTCTATATGTTCTTTTGATTTTTTAACACCTTTATTACTTTTAGATATTTTTGCAGCACGTTCTGGGTTGTTTTCTTTTCTACGGGCCATTCCCATTTCTGCTAATCTAGAGTCTGTTTCTTTTGTTTTCCCTTTTGACCAATGTTTTATTTCACCATTAGCATATCTTTTTTTAAAAGTCTCAGCTCCTTTTCTGAGCCTTTCAGGATCTTGTTTATTACCCCATATATCAGGATGCGCATAGGCATAATGACCACTGTAATAATCTCTAAAAGTAAAAGGATAATCAGTATTATATTTAACTAATTTACCACAACCACATTTACAAGTAGGAGGAACACCGTCTAGAAGATACGTTAATGTATATTCTTGTGTTTTTATTTTGTGGGTTCTATTAATATGCATTCCTAATGAATGTCTAGTTTTAAATTCTCTGTTACATATCTTACATATTTCCATATAAAAAAAGCTTTACTATATATAAATATAGCAAAGCTTTTCTAGAATTAGGTAATACCGGTATTATTCTAAAATCAATAATTTAGCAGGCACCCAGAATTTCCAAGGGTCATAGGAATGCTGGTATAGTCTTGAGCCGCCCAATCATATGTACCAAAATTTGCTACATTTTTGATAAAAGCTTTCTTAACTATCCATTCTGTTACTACAGATCCTACTGGATCTAACACATTAAATGTTAAATCTTTTACGTAGAAGTCCATGTAACCAGCTCTACCAGTAACGGTCTCATACTGTAACCTAGCCCATTCCATAACAGCCTGAGCCCCTGAAGGACTCACAGCGTTATAGAGAACTACGTTTATATCATTCCAACGTCTCTTAGCTCTGATTTTGAAATAAGAGTTTATATGGTCAATGGTAACCTCACCATCATCAAATCCTATACCATCTATGGATTTGATAAGAAAAGAAGGAATACCGTCAATGTACATGATAAACCGATGTTGTAGTATCGGTTCGAATACCTGACCAAGCATTTCATTTGTATCTAAAATAGGCATCTTATGTTAATGTTTTATATTAATAAATATGTTGGTTAGGAAAAAGTGGTGGATGTAGGCTGGATATTGTACTCCAATATGATGTACTCAGCTGTTTTAGTTGGTTGAAGATAAATCTTACCTACAAGCTGGTTACGATCTATTACATCAGCAGTATTGTTTGTTTCGTCCATTACTACCCTATAAGCATATAGACCTTGCCTATTTTGAATGCTCTCAAGATAAGGATTCACAATGCTAAGGAATTTGTTCCTAGTTTGGATAGTATTTTGTTCGAACACAAGACCTTTGGATACATCACTGATATATTTCCTAAGAGTAATAAGAAGTCTGCGAACATTAACCCTGTTAAGAGCAGAGTCTTTAACTTGAAGAGTTTTCTGTCCGTAGATAACTACTCCGGTATTAGGGAATTTAGTGATAGGGTTGATCCTAGCATTGTAGAGAGTATCTCTATCAGCTTTGCTGATTCTAAATTTAGTATCAACTACACCACCAAGACCACCGCGATTCAAACCTGCAGGAGCAAACCATTCTGCACCTATTCTATCGTTGTATGCAATTGCTTGAGGTACTACTACAGAACAAGGAACAGAAACAACTTTACCTGATGTAGCATCATTTATTTTAACCCAAGGGAAATAAGTTGCAGTATAATTAGAATCAACACCGCTAGTTTGATTAGAAGCCTCATATACAGAAGCATTTGCATCACAGAGATCCATGATATAAACACTATCAGTACGAGTTTCTACAAGATCCATAGCAGCGTCAGTAACGCTAGAGTGTTGTTTCCTATTAACACCAGGAGCAATAAGCATGTTGAAATCATAGGATTCATTATCACTAAGGATATTGAATGCTGTTTGATATTTCAAACTACCTGAAGCAGTTGAACTAGACAAATTATATCCAAACAAGTTTGTAGAAGTGATATTTTCACCGTTTAATTTCCTTACAGCAGGAGACATACCATCAGATCCACCTTGGAATGGTACACTAAATTGTACATTTTCAGGACGAGGACCTCTAACACCAGTCAAATCTACTTTAGCAGCTAGAGTACCACGATAAGATATAGAAGCATTTGGATGAACAGAAAGGTTATCTACATTAAAATCTATGCTATCAGAATCTACTTGAGCACCCGCAGCTGTTGGTATAGCACCTAGGTAAGCATTGTTATCGCTATTGGAATAATCCCATCCCAAGAAAACTTTAGAACTATAAGTAGTACCTGAAGTTTGTTGTATCTTATAAATAGGAGGAGCCATATTATAAGAAGCACCAAATCCTACAAAGGTTTGTTTCAATTTTCTAAAACCTCTTGGAGAAAGATTCGGAGCAATTACACCATCAGCTACTACTGTAGTTACTTCTACTCTAATGTATTTAGAATTATTAGGATAATCTCCACCATCTACTACTCTATTAGAAGAATCTATTTGAGTGTATTTATCTCCTATTACTTTTGCTATGTAATTAGAAGAATTGGGGTCTAGGTTCACTTGAGTGAATTGTTCCAAGATACTTGGAGCATCATCAGTATCACTATGAGATCTTACCAACACATCAAAAGTTGTGTAAGTTAAGTTATCGCTATATTCTATCATATTAGCGATAGAAACCTTAACATCTGTGTTAGTAGCATTACCGTCAGACAAAGTAACAAACCTAAACAAGTCTGTGTTTGTTATGGCTCCGCTACTAGGATTAAATATATTTTGAGATATTATATAAGGAGTTTTTGCCTTATCATAATCAGGATATACAACATCTTGTGAAGATGTGATTGCTGCTACTTGTATAACATTCACATTGCCGTTGCTCACTAACATAGGATATGCTAATGTTCTCGTACTGTATGTCGCATCGTATATTATGCTACCACTAAAAGTAGATGTAACTCCGGTCATGTACTTATAGTGATATCTCGCAATACCATACAAATATAAAAACTGACCATCTACTGCTGTTAAATTAGAAAAATAACTAAGATTATCAGCATCTATAGCATAATCATTTTTTATATAGAAAGAAGATGAATTACTTAGAAGATTAGCAGTAGTATAACCGGTTGCTGAAGCTAAAGAACTTGTTGGTATCTTAAATTCTACTATGTAGTTACTCTCAAATACATCTCTATATACGGTAGGATAATTGCGACTGTACGTATACAAAGAAGCAGAAAGTTTTGTATTAGTAGAATCTTGGTAAATGTACCTATATCCATACACACCAGTATTATAATTGTAAATATACTCACCCGTATCATACCATCTCGCTGCTATGCTAGAAACGTTATATACACCCGTTCCGACAGAAGAACTAACCACAACAGGAGCATTAACTATTCCAGAAGAATAGTTAGGAAAGTTAACATATGGATATCCAGTATTTATATAACCGCTACCTGATTTAGAGTTATCAGCGGTTTTACCTATCACATTTGTAATGTAATTATTAGATACGGGATTTATAGATACTGTATAAGATCTGCTTACTGCAGAACCTGATAAGTTCAATACGAAAGGTCTAGAAAAATCTACAGGACCGCCGGTAATAGTCGTCTTACCAAGATCCAAGTTACTGTCTGTAATATTCTTAGAAGGATGAAATCCTGTTACAATGTATTTACTAGAGTTAGAACCCGATACTGAAAGTACCAAGGCGGCTAAACCATTTGTAGAAGGAGAAAAACTCCATCCACCGTTACCCAAAACGCGAGTAACTAACACACTGTCTCCACTTCTGAAATAGTTTTTTACAGCTGTGGCTACATAAGAATCGTTTGTTTCAGGTCCGAATGCTGCTACAAAATCGTTATAAGAATTGACTAATGTAGGCACGAAAGCAGGACCTTTAACAGATGGACCAACCACCGCTAATCCAGTTTGAGATGCACCTGGTAAATTATATGATTGGTCGTTCTCATATGAATAGACACCGGGTGATAATATCTGTTCTGTCATTTTATGTCTTTTTTTATTTAAATGTTTTTAAAAGTTTTTATTACTTATAGACATAACTTCTCGTCTGATAGACGATGTTCAGATATAAATATCAAACTGGATAGCGTGGATTGAATAATTAATTGATAGAAATCTCTCCTGTATTGATGTCTATGACACCTTGACCATACTTATCGTTTAATTCTTTTGCGATTACATTTTCTTTTTCCCTAAGTTCTTTTACAGAATCTTTTACTTTTTGTTTTTGTTCTTGTAAAATTTTCTTAGAATCTTCTAGGTCAGAAATTTGTAGATCGTAAGTACCTAGTTCTGTCATTAGTTTAGCATAATCGTTTTGAAGATCTTTCAAAGATTGCAATTCTTCCGAAGTTAATTGTTTTTTTTCCATATTTATTGTTTTTTATAAATTGATTTTTTATATAGCACCAAATGAATTAATATCAAATTGATATAAAGATCCTACTGATAATGAATATGTTCCCATAGTAACGTTATTATAAGCAGGTGCACTATTATAATCAAAATTTAAATAATCCGCATATACATAACATTCTATAGAAGTATCACTCTGAGCATATAATGTTATACTTACAGTATACAAATTAGCATCTACTAAAAATGTATTAGAATCACCGCTTGTATTTATAACAGCTAGAGTTGTATAAGTACCATCTGAAAGAAGTCTCTTTCTTAATATGGCATAACCATCAACAGACGCAGCGTATCTAGTGAAAGTATAACCAACATATGCATTAGTTCCTCCACCAGAAGAACCTGAAGGTCTCAATTCATGATAAGCGGGATATCTAGTAGTAGATCCCGTTATAGGAACTATCTTTATTGTGTTGGTAGCATTGTCTACCGTAACGCATTCATTTGTAGTTAGTAAAACCGCTCCGGATTGACTCCGAAAGGTGCCATCTTTTATGGAAGCAGACATTTCCGCAAAGGTAAAAAGAGAACCTGTTGTTCGCATTAACTATTTTTTTCTAGTTTTATTATCCTTGCTTTTAATTCTAGATTTTCTTTATATAATTCCTGAACTGATTTTATCAATAATCCTATAGAATTGTTAACATCCATAACATTGTGACCATCAGTTGATAAATATTTATGAGTATCGTCTGCTATAAATCCTATCTTTTGTTGATCTGGAAACTTTTTATAGTTGAAGAATACTACATCAACATCATTTATCAAAGATAAAGCATTTTCATCAAATGGTTTAATATTTTCTTTAAGTACCCTCAAAGAACTTTGATATAAAGCAGTTGCTGTTATAGCACCTGTAAAACTTCCTGATCCATTATTAAATACAATACCACCTCCTGATGAGGTTTGATAGAAACTAGATGCTGTAACACTCGTTGATAACAATCCGTTAGATCCGGATATAAGTCCAGTCACACCTAATGTACTAGTTATACTAGTAGCTCCTGATATGTTAAGAGGTCCTGTTACATATAGAGCTGTAGCACTTTCACTCACGAAAGCAGATGCTGTAATATAACTATTTGAATTAGCCCATACGCTATGTTTTCCGATTGCTCCTGATCCGCTTAAAGTGCCTCCACCTCCTGCTCCTGAAGCATTCAACGCATATGAGGCAGTTGTAGCATTCAAAGCATAAGATGAACTTAGTGAGCTTAATGCGTAGGAAGAAGTAGTAGATCTAGATGAACTTACAGAATAGCTAGCTGTTATAGAATAGCTAGAGCTAACTGAATAAGAAGAGGTGGGGGCATAAGATGCGGTTACTACTCCTGTTATATTCTGTCCATTACCTGAGAAAGAAGCTGTTATTGAAGAGCCTGATACATTACCTGCTATTCCAAGATCTCCAACTATATATACTTTAAAAGATGAATGTTTTGATCCGCTTCCTACGGAAACAGATCCGCTTATAGCCAAATCATAACTACCACTATATGACAATGCTTCTACAATTTGATAAACATCACTCGCTTGAATGACGTTACCATTTACTATATTTGATTTGGATAAATAAGGCATTAGTTAACTATATTTTTTAAACCGTCTACTTTTTTATTCAATGCTTCTTCTGCTGTTGTAAGGTACTTGTAAGCGATTCTTTGGCCTGAATAACCGAGGATAAGAGAAATTAGATACATTCCCCAATCGTTAACCCAATCTGGCAATTTTACCATGTTATAATTGATTAGGTACATGGTTATCAAGAGTACTCCAAGTACTAAAGCGGATACTATTAAGGAATCCCATTCTTCTTTGAAGAAGGTAGACCACACAGTACCGAATTCCAAATCAGAAAATTTGTTTTTCAAAACTGATATCTTCTGCATTACATGAAATGCAGTACCTAAAAGAAACAACAATGAGATTAATAAGTATTCCATTTTATTAAAGTTTTAAGGATACAACTTGCTTTTACCTGAAGCTACTAAAGAATCTGCTACTCCTAGGTTAGATTGTCTTGTAGCTTCTAAACTAGTACCTAAATATGTCCACTCTTCATCACCTGCGGTCATACCTGCTTGTATTTGAGGAGTAAGCATATCAAACATTTCAGTATTGATCCTGTTGAATTGACCTTCGGGTTTATATGTAAGAATGTTATATACTTTTATAACATCTCCTGCAGCTATATCCAAAGTTACTAGATCATCATCGGCTGCTCCCTCACAAGCAGTTTTGATTGAAGAAAGAGTATTAAAAGATTCATATGCAGCAGATGCAAATAGCAATTCCGCAATAAGAAAATAATGTTTTGCCTTGAGTTCTACGTTTATCATCTTTATTTATTGTTATTTAGATATAAATATCACTTGATTTTGATTATATCATACCACACTATCCATCCTGTAGCTCTTACTACGTAATATCTTATATAATTATCAAACTTATTTTTATTTGTTATATTGTTCCAAAATAGATACTCTTTATCAATATCTTTTCTTTTCCATTTCTTTTGTACATATAGATAGTCATGTATGAGTGTCCCTAATAGACCATCATTAAAAGGTCTTACAAAACTCCACAACCATTTTGGAACACTAGCCATGTCGTATACATATCCTGAAGGGATGGTTAAGATCTCACCATTACTAAGTTGTATAGTTATATCTTTCTTTATCTTCCATTTTTTATTTGATTGAATAAAGAAAATATAAGACTGTTCTATTGCATCGTTTTTAGATAGTTCTTGTAATACATTGTCTTTAGTTATCATAGTTTTATTTTTTTATAGTCCAAATCTAGCTTTCTGTGCATTGTAGTTTTGTAAGACTTCTTGTTGGGATAGAGCTCGATTGTAAGTTAGCATACTAGATAATTTTAAATTACCACATATGTAACCAAAAGCATAAGTAGCTACTGTAAAATTAGTACTATTTCCATTTATAGTACCATGACTTCCAGAAGTTTGTGTTTGATCAACTCCATTTACATAAATTCGTACTGATGTTCCATTTCTGACATGAGCTACATTATACCAACTTCCTGTTGCTATAACTCCAGCACCTGTTGATGTAACTGCTGCTGCTGGTTGGTTAGATACAAAGGTAATTGATCCATTTGATCCCATTTGATCATAGTATCCATTAGCACTATAACTACCTTTATATATAACTACAGGACCTTGTCCTCCTCGATTTGTAGTAAAGCTATTAAAATTAACCCAGTATGAAAATGAAAAATTTTCAGAAGTATAATTAAGTATCGGCCCTAATACAATATAGTCATTAACTCCATCAAAGTTAATGAACCCTCCATTACTTCCTGTATAAGTAGGACCATTAGTTAAACTACCAGTATAGTTATTCCCTGATAGATCAAACCAAGTAGTACTCCCTGATACATAAGAATTTCTATCTGCTGCATCAAGGGCTAATACTAAACCATTTGTAACAATTTTACCAAAGGCGTATTGAGTACTCATAGATTGAAACGGGATTTTAATGCATTATAGTTTTGTTGGATTTCTTGGGCTGATAGGGCTCGGTTATAGATTTGAATACTTGACATACTCCCTTTAAAAGCATTACCTGTAATTTGATATTCTCCTATTCTAATACTTGTAGAATTAGGGAATATGCCTGAAGTATCTGGTTTTGTAGTGTCTAATTTTCCATTAATATAGACACTTAATTGTAAAGCATCATATGTAGCTGTTATGTTATACCAAGAGCCTGTTGCTAAAGAGCCAGTTGTAGTAATAGCACTGTTACTAGCATTATTTACTTTCCAAAAAATTTTATCAGTATTTATAATATGTAGTATCCATCCTGTGTTATTACTTTCTTTACTTATTATAACCGGGTATGTTGTAGCAGTTGTATTCCTATTTATCCAAATATTTACTGTTACATTATTATAATTAAAAGAAGTATTTGATAATTGAACATAATCATCCACTCCATCAAACACAATACTTCCACCATTAGTACTACTAAAAGTAGGCCCATTGGTTAAACTACCAGTATAGTTATTCCCTGACAAATCAAACCAAGTAGTTCCACTTCCTGGATACGATTTTTTATTTGCTGCGTCTAGATAGAGGACTAAACCCCCGAGCACGACGCCCGTACGACTGTATACTCCCATATTAAAATCAATTTATATATTTCCATTTAAATCCACCTGTTGTTTTTCTTTTACCTTTACAGCAATCTGATATTTTTGTAGCAGAACAAGTACATTCTTTAGCTGCTTCTATTATTGAATCAAATTCTTTTATAGTTTTATTCGTAATGATATCTATCTGCATTACTTTTTTTCTACTTTTTGATTTATTGTTTAGATGCCATTCTTTTAATTTATCCGATACATTTTTCTTATGCTCTTCTGACAATTTTTTACCTTTTTGAACATTACTAATCTTAACTTTTGTTTCTTCTGTGTGTTTTCTACCTATATTTTTTTGTCTTGTTTTTTCTATAGATTCAGGTGACATTTTTTTACCTTTATTCCCTTCTGATATTTTTTTACGATGTTCTTCTGAATGTTTTCTTCCTATCATTTTTTGTCTTACTTTTTCTATTGTTTCAGGTGTATGTTTCCTACCTTTTTGAATCTTACTCATCTTAGCTTTTGTTTCTTCTGTATGTTTTTTACCGTACATTGAGTTTAACTCACCTACATACTTTTTATTAGCTTCGCTTATTTTCTTTTTTGTTTCTTCCGAGCGATGTTTTCCATAATTAGGATGATTTTCACCTCCTCTCAGTTTACTCTTTTCGCCTATTTTTCTTTTAGTTTCTTCTGATAAATGTTTTCCATATGTGTGAGACTTTTCACCTTTTCTACTTTCACTCATTTTTTTCCTAACCTCTTCAGTAGGATTCATTAGTCCACCACCACCATCACATAAATTGTATCCTATAGGAGCTTTTGTATTCAATTCTTTTATCCAAAAAATCTCTCTATCTTCTATAGTATCTATAGTTAAATCTCTTTCTAGTATTTCTTTTGTAAAATTTTCTTTACCATTTTTAGCTATTGCTTGTTTTATAAGTTTACCGGATCCGTAGTATCCGAGAGACCTTTCAGGTGTTCTGTGACATTTGCCTACGTATTTCTTACCATTTATATTATTTGTTATACAGTATATGTACATCGTATTATAAATTGAAACGTGATTTTAATGCGTTGTAGTTTTGGAGGACTTCTTGGGCTGATAGAGCTCGGTTGTAAAGCTGTACGTTTGAAACTTTGCCAGCAAGATATTCACCGCTTGGAGCGGTGAATGGTCCTGCTTCTGCCCCTATAAACAGCGAATTGTTTACAGAATACCCTATAGTTACTACACTGCCTGCATCTGCTGTACTTACATTTATACTATCTAAATACATTCTAAAGTATCGACCATCAAACGTACACATAACCATATGCCACCCAGATGAAATAGATGTTAAATCGTAGCTTGCAGTTAAATATGCTCCTCCTGCGTATAACCACGCTCCAAGTTTAGAAACAGGATTATTAAGTGCTATACTATACCCACCACTTTCTGTTTTTGATAAAATTTTCATATTAGAGGAAACATTCCAATTTGTTGGATAAGCAATGCATCCAAAAGAAATAGATGATGTCGGAGCTAAAATATTGCTATAAGGAATTCCAATATAATCGTCCACTCCATCAAACACAAAACTACCTCTTCCTCTCTCTTGCAAATAAGTAGGACCGTTAGTAAGAGTTCCATTGTTGTTATATCCCGACCTATCGTACCAGGTTGTACCGTTTCCCGGATAGCTTGCCGGATTGGTTGCATCTAATGATAGGACTAATCCCTCAGAAACTATGTTACCATATGGTTTTGCTCCAAATATCATCGTTTTATCATTTTAAAAATTTCCATATGAATCCTTTTAATGTTTTTAATTGCCCTTTACAACATTTAGTTATACTTGAAATATGTGAACATGAATATTTAGCTGCGTCTCTTATAGAATTAAAAGTATTTAGAACTTCATTTGTTTTAGGATCTATTTGTTGAACTTGTTTTTTAAAAACTTTATTACTATTTAAACAAGATTCTTTTATTTTTGTTTTATGTTCTTGAGATAAAGGTTTACCTAGTAATTTTTGTCTATGTTTTTCTATTTGTTCAGGAGTCATTTTATGACCCTTTTTCATACCACCTATTTTTTTACCCTTTGTCTTTTCGCTTATCTTCTTTTTATGTTCATCAGAAAGGTGCTTCCCATACATGCTGTGTAGTTCTCCTTTATATTTCTTATTAGCTTCTGATATTTTTGTTTTATGTTCATCTGAAAATTTTTTACCATACATTGGAGCTAATTTACCGCGTCGCAATTTACCATGTTGTCTTAAATTTTCTTTAGCTTCATTCGAAAGATGTGTGCCATACATAGGGGAATTTTTTCCAGATAATTTTTTTCTTATTTTATCTTTTATTTCTTCTGTAAAGTTATAATTACCATCAGCACCGTCTGTCATATTAACTAAATTACCCATTCCTAAATCTCTTCTACCATAAAAAAATATTAAATATTTTTCAATAGAAAAAGCTTCTTCTAAACATATATTTTTATGAGTTATCTCAACTCTATAATCGGTATTTTTAACTATGTTATTCCATAAATCATTTCTTTTTCTTTTAGAATATGCTCTTTTATAAAAATCATTATCATTTTTAGATATTCCTATATAAAAAATTTCATTAGTATCTAATCTTATATGTCTGTATACATATGCCATATTATTAGTTTTATAAGCCAAAACGTGATTTTAGTGCATTATAGTTTTGTTGGACTTCTTGGGAAGAGAGGGCACGGTTATAGATTTGTACTGCAGATATACTTCCAGACATACAAGTTGTTCCCCCATCTTCAGAACCTATACTACCGCTAACATTAGAATTAAGTATAGGTAGAAAAGAAGTTACTGTATTACCTATTTGACTTCCATTTACATATAGTTTAACTTCTGATAATGTTTTATCATATGTTACTCCTACTTGATACCAGGATCCTGTTTGAATATTGCCTGCTATTTCTGCTGTTGAAAACCCTGTGTGAAAATATGTAAGATTTCCAGGTGTTGTTCTGTTTAAACAAAAAACAAATCCACTTGTATTTGAGCCATTCCTAGTTCCACATACTCCCATTCTAACAGAACTATTAGGTTTAACAAATGCTAAAATAGTTTTACTACCAGTATCGCTTAATTGAATAGGAAATAATCCAACATAATCATTAACCCCATCAAATACAACACTACTCCTACCTCTAACCATGTCATTATAAGCACCGCTTACAAATGTCCCATTATTCCCATTACCTGAAGTATCATACCATACGTTACCGTTACCCGGGTATGAAGCATAATTCGTCGCATCCAACGATAAAACTAACCCTGAACGGACTATACTTCCAAAAGGATAGCTATTTTTGTATATTGCCATAACAGATTATATTACTTGTACGTTTACAGTTGCTCCAAATTGATACACTCTACTACCTGTTCCGTAAGCCACTAATGAACCTGAGGTTCCTCCTGCTATAATATCAAACCCTACTACACTATTATCTGTATTATAAAATGATTGATTGTAACCTACTACTGAAGCTACTCCCGATCTATATCTTATAGTAGCTTTTATATCACCTGATATCGTATCTCTTGATCCCGTATCATACCCTGTTACTACAGCGGATAGATAAACTGAAGCGGATGTATTAGTAAAATTTATACTGTAAAGAGATGATGTAACTGCTCCATTAGTAGATCCGGATACTTGTGATGTTCTTTGATAAAAACCTAGACCTTCATTAATAACTAAATCTGATTTGAATAAGGTGTATGATGAAGTTTGGTTTTGAACACCAAGTTCGATCATGCTACCGGTCTTCTTAAAGACAGTGTAAGGATAATCATATATGAGGACGTCCCAAGCGCTCGTGGATTCTATTATAGGCAATCCCGAAGCATCATTTACCATGTAAATAGAACCAGATGTAATATCATTTACTATCAATTGAGAACCTACCGAAGAGGCTCCAAAGTCAGCTATTATATTTGACTGTGAAGAAGTAAATGCTGTTGAACCAGAAAATGTAGCTAATACTCTTAGCGCTGTTTGTGTTTGTGATCCTGTGGTGTAGATCATAGTTGGTCTAAGATCTACTGAGTACAGTTTGTTACCTGTTATAGTAGGTTGAGTGTTGGATCCTGAGATTAGTAGGGAGCCTGAGAGGGATCCTGATGGGTTTATTTGAAGGCGGTAGCCTGAATCAGCTGATGTACCAAGCAGTAGACTACTATTAGCAGTTATTGTTGTAGCAATTACGCTTCCTCTAAATGTTGCTAATCCATCATTTCTTATAGCCAAACTATTTACACCATCACTACTTTGTACTACTAAAGCATTAGTAGCACTTGTATTTCCTGCTCCTACTAATAATGTAGAACCACTTACAACTCTTAGACCTCCTGTTGCTGAACCTGAAGCGTTTACATCTAGACGATAGCCGTTATCCGTAAAAGTTCCTCCATTTTGAATTACTACGTTACCTGTACTTCCAGTTATAAGCATTTTTGCACCTGTATATACATCAAAAATCGTAGAAATATCACCACCTATAGCAA